GCGAACGCCTGACAGTTGCTGGACTGACCCCCAAGCGGCGAGCAATTTCCGACTGACAAAGACCGGCTTCCAACATCGCGAAAATTTCAGCGTGTCGCTCAGGCTGCAGAAGCCTTGGCCGACCAAAACGAACACCGGCACGCATAGCGGCGACCTGCCCAGCAAAAACACGCTCCCGGATCAAAGACCGCTCAAGCTGAGCGAAAGCGCCGAGGTTGTGAAACAGGTATTCACCAACGGGCGTAGAAGTATCGATTGGCTCAGAAAGCGACCGGAGAGCCACCCCCTTCTTTGAAAGCTCGTCGGCAAATCCGAGCAGGTCCCGGAGCGAACGCGCGATGCGGTCCATCTTCCAAAAAACCAAGACGTCACCAGCCGACAAAGCATCAAAACAGGCGCGCAATACAGGCCGGTCGCCGACCGCGCTAGCCTTCTCCTCAAACACACGCGAAACACCCGCGCGCGATAGCGCATCGAGCTGCAGCCGCGTCTCTTGCTCACGCGTTGACACACGCGCATAACCAATCAACATCCAGTCTCCTTGTGATTGATGGACCGGGAACGATACGCGCGTTTGAACGGACAATGAGCAGATAGCATGAAGGCCAAAAGAGCCAACAGCGAACCGCAAACCGAAACCACAAGCAGAGGGCAAAAATGAAACCCACAAGCATCAACCTGCAGCAAATGGAAGCAGACTTGACGAGACAAGCAATCTTCGAAGGCTCGATTGCCGTGATCGTGCTTATCGCCCTTTTCTGGGCCACTTACTGGGTGATAAAGGCAGGAGTTCGTGACGGCATCAAAGAGGCCCAACCATGGCACACCGGAGCACACAGAGCGATGCCACCTACGCCACCGGGATACAAATGGGAAATGGTGCAAGAGCGCGCGCATACGGTAGACATGCGGGCCGACTGAAAAGCTATTGAGTAAGGGTTGAGCGCACTTGTGCATTGCGCGCAGCCAGTGCTTGCAGGTAGCCGTTTTGCGGCGGCTCTGGCTTCTGGGCCGGCATGGGCATGGGTACGGTGCGTTGCGGCTCCTGCTGGGCCATATGTTGCGGCTGCTGGCGCTGTTGCGGCTGCTGGCGGTCGTTGTCCTGGCGCTTCCAGTCCATGAAGAACCCCTGCGTGACGATCTGCACGCACACGTCGAAGGACACGCGCAGTAGCGTTGCCTGCTGGGTGTAGCACTTGCAGGTGTCGCCCATCTTCACGCAGGCTGCAGGGTATGGCGCTTCGGTGGGCTTGGTCACGTCGTCGTACAGCGGCGCGGACTGGGGAAAGTCGGGCAGCCGCGGCACGCGAGCTTGCACGTATTCACCGACCGTGGCCGGTGCTGACGTGCGGAGTTGTCCAGGTGGAAGCTGGCCTGTCGGTGCGGCCTGCTCGGGCTGGGCCTGCTTGGCCTGCTTGGTCGTGTTGTCGTACAGGCCAGTGACCGCGAAATACATCATGGCCGGGACAGCGACGGCGGCAGCGGCGACGAAGTACACAGCGCGAGGAACGCGCTTTTTGCCGGTGTGCAAGCTGGCGGACTTGTACCAGCCGTACACCTCTTTCGGGTAGCCAACCATGCTGACTTCGGCGCGGCTGCTGGCTGCTGGTTCCTCGCATTTCATGTCGGGCGCGGAGAAGCGCAAGACGCTAACCATATCGGCGCCGAACGTGCGTTTGAGATGCCGGTGGTAGCTGGGCTTGTCAATCAAGCGGCGCACGAACACGTCGATCAGCGACGGGTGCGGGCAGATCATCCAGAAGTCAAAGCCGCGGCGGCGGCGGTGCTGCGCGATGGCCTGCACGTAGTCGGGAACATCGGAGCCAGAGCGCCTCAGCGGGAATTCGTTTTGGCATTCGTCCATGATGCAGATGGACCCATCGGGCAAGTCTTGCCACTTCTTGGGGTCGAATTTCTGCCAGCCGAATTCGAGTGCTTTGGCTTCGTCCATTTCGAAGCCATGGTAGTAAACCGGGCGATTTTCCTTGATCTGCTGGGCGCGCACATCGCGAAGCGTGATGAGCGTTTTACCTGCGCCGTTCGCGCCGGTGGTCAGGTAGATCATTTCAGCACCCACTTCTTGAACGTGTCACCGGAAAGGCCGCTGATGATGGCCCGGGCGGCAATGGCGCTGGTGATGATGCTGATGCACACGCCGACTTTCATGTAGGCGATGAGGCCCGCGACTTCACCGGGAAGGCCACCGATTGCGGCGATGGCGCCCGACTTCAACCAGTCGAGCGAACTGGACATGCCGGTGTAGGTGACGACAGAGATGCCCAAGGCGATCAAGACGCGGCCGGCGAGAGTGCCCACCAGATTGATGAGCATGCCGCCGATGGCAGCGATGAATACAGGCATGGTTTAACCCCTGAAGATGATCTTTGCGGCAACGAGCATTGACACGGCCACGAGGACGTTACCGAGCATTTCGAGATAGGGACAAAGGCCGGACACTGGCAACGTGATCTGTGCGCCCCAAACGACTGTGTTTATGTCGCCAATGCAACTTGCGCCGGTCAACGAGTCGCCGGTGTTGATGCGGCTTGCGATGCTGATCGTTTCATTGCCGGGAAGGCCACCGGTTTGGTTGCCGGTCTTGTTTTTGTTCGCGTCGTAGAGCTGACTTTCAGGGCTCGGTGTGTCGAAGAGCTTGCATGCGCGTGTGTGCTGCTCGCGGGCAATGGCGCACTGAATGGCGTCGCCCTCGCAGGTGAAGCCGCCAGTGCATGCACCGCCGAACGAAGAGCCATCTTCGTCGCCCTCTTTGCAGAGCTTGGAGCCCGGATTTTCCTTGCAGAAATTGGGCTGAGCCTGCGTGGTAATTGTCGTGCTGCTGCTGGTCGTTGTCGCGCCGGTGGAGTTGTTGCGCCGCGTAGTCGTGGTGGTCGTTGTCGTGGTGCAGTTGCCGTCCTTGCACTCGGTGCGACTTTCACGGCGGCGGGTCGTTGTCTCGGTGCCGTCGTCGGTGCTGGTCTCGTCGCCTTCGGGGCCACCTACACCACTGTCGGGCTTCTTCGAGACGCAGACCTCTACACCGTTGACGGTGCCGGTGTAGCCGTCCTTGCACTTTTCCGGCGGTGGAACTTTTGGCGGAACGTTGCCTTCGCCGACGGTGCAAGACTGGTCAACACTGGAAGCATTAGACGCACCGCTGAACTGTCCTTCGGTGACCTGATTACCGGCGCCATAGTCAAGGAACGCCTCGCGCTGAAATGAGACCTTACAGCCCTTGCCTTGATTGGAGAACGCGCCGGGCATGCAGAATTGAGCGCCGTCAGCGACATTGCCCTGCAACCGGTAATCCTGAACGAGTGCACCGCCGGGGAGAGTGTTTACTGCGAGGAAGGTAGCGCAACGCTGCTTGTCCTCATTCTCACAACGACCATCGACTTCAACGGTACCGGCATTGCATTGGCAACCGCCAGCTACAGGCGTGGAATCCGCAGGGCAAGAGGCCGGGCCTGTCCCGATGGTGATGCGGTACGACGTGTTACCGTTTCTGATCGCGTCGCACACGCCATTGACAAAGCTGGTTTGCCATGTGCAGGGCTGGCCGTAGTAGGTGCACCCTGCGGAGTTGGCCTCAACCTGGGCGGCTCCTGCGCTGCATGCTTCGGCGGCGGTTGCAGCGGTGCCACTGGATGAACCGAAGCTCCATGTAAAGGTGGTCTGGGCAGGAACCAGCGCCTGCGCGTGCACGGTGAAGAGCAGGGCAAAGACGGCTATCAGGCGGTGAAGATAAGCCACGCTGCCCCCAGTATTGCGATGATGACGAAAATGCCCATTGGTGGCCCCCCTTGAGAAAGCCTCAATGGCTTTCTGAAAGGTCCCCGGCGTCCCGGGGCCTGTTGCGGGTTGATGCGCTTACAGAGCGCGGCGAACCCACTTGAATGCCTTGATGCCAACGATCAGCAGCAGCACGGCTGCGCCGATGGCGGCAATGGGCGTTGCTTGTGCAGCGATGTCGGTAACAACGGCAGTCACGTCGATGGCTGCGGCTTGGGCCGACTGGGCAGCAGCGGCTGCAGCCAGGACGAGGGAAGCACGGGACAGGTTGAGATTGCGGTTCATGGTCAGTTTTCCTCTTGTGAGTTGGTTGTTGTGCCGTCTGTATTCAGGGTGCGCACAGCCATTCGAAAGGCCCATGCGACTGCCCAGACCGCGAGGACGGCGCCCGCGATTGCTGCTCCCTCTGCTGCGTCCAGTTGCAGCGGCGGAAGGCTTAATTCGTGTACGACAGTGACCGTGCAGGCGCTGTCGCATGTAATGACCACAGGCTCAGCCACGAGGCATGCCCCGCAGGATTGCCTGCTGCCGAATGCGTGCCTGCGCGATGCGCTGGGCCGTGAGCGAACGACTACGCAGGCGATCCGAGATAGCGACCACTGCGCCATGCAACAGCACGAAGCAGCAGCCACCCACGAAGCCAGCGAGCATCGCGATCATTGCGACGCGACTTGCGAAAACCGACAGATCTATTTCCATTAGTCGCGCTCCAATTGGTAGCAGCGAAAGACAACGCCCTCGCCGCCGCAGTGATCGATAACAGCGTCAGCAGCCGCATCCGCAGATGTGAAAGGCATGGCGCTTGTAATGAGAGGGACAAAATCAATTCCGCCCTCACCATCCGCCCGCAGGAACGAATGGTCATCCGTGCTTTGCACGTAGTACCGAGGTTCGATGTGCATGGCGTGTCCGGGAACGTTTTGCCGTTTTAATCAGGCAGTGGTGTTGCCACTTCAGGCCTTTGCGGGCGCTGTACGAGCAACAGGGCGCAATGCATGCATGACGGTTTTTTGCGTCTTGCCATTGGTCACGATTTCCATGTCGGCATCTGCCTGAAAAGGAAATGGAAGGTGCTTGAAAGCCGCGAATTCTTCGCTGGTGCCGAGGGTGAATTCAGAGCTAGCCATGCCCTTTGCAGTGCCCTTGCTGGCATCAAGATCGACCAGCGCGTAAACCTTGGTGGAGTCATACGCAGTGCCGTTTTCAAGCTGGCCCTTGCTGGACTTCATGCCGACGACTTGGATGTTTTGAGTGAACTTCATTTGAGACTTTCTGTTGATCCGGCAATGTCAAAGAACCATCGCGGCCGGTGCGCGTGGATTAGCGAGCTGAGTCATGAACGGGCGCAGTGCGGTTTCGATTCCGTCGCGCATGGTGTGAGCGCTGAGGCCGCGAAGTGAGCGGGGCACACGGCGATGCAGTTGATCGAGCACGAGGCCATCGAGCCAATCGTGGTCGGGCATGATCTTTGTGATCTGCAGCAGC